TAGGTACAAGTGAACAGCCAGCAATGGCATTGGGCGTAAGGGCAAACGTAAATGCTTTCAACTCTTCGGCAGTTGGTCCTGAATGTAAAGCGACAGCAGCATATCAATTTGTTGGTGGTGGTACTGGAACATACACTAAAAGAACCAATGTCTATTTTGGTAACGGTGTAACCAATGCAGCCCCAGAGGGCTACACTATCAACGGAACTTCAGCGACCAGTGGCAGCAACGCCAACGGTGGCAACGTAACTTTGAAAGCAGGTACTGGTGACGGGACTGGTACAAACGGATTAATCATACTCGCTAATTTACCAACGAGCGATCCGGGCGTCACCGGCGCTCTTTGGAATGATGGCGGAACATTAAAGGTAAGTTAAGATGCTAATAGATAATGGTGATGGAACACACACAGTAAGGATCGATATCATTGTAAAAGATGCGATTCTTGAAAAGAAAGGGATTGAATTATTTGCGCATCATTTTGGCTGGAGACCAATGATCCATAACGATCAAGGTCAGGAGGTCGCAAATCCAGAAACGGCGCTTGATGCTGGAATACGCGCCATCAAAAAACTCGCCGGTGATATTTTTAAAGATGAGCTGATGAGAAGTGAAGCTCAAAAAGCACAAGAGGCAGCAGCAGCGGAGGCGGATAGCCTGTTGCAGGGTTAAGCAATTTTCGCAAGTGTCTAAAAATATTTAACAAGGTTTTAATATCGAACAATTTGGGAATCTTTTTGTTGAGAAGTGAATCAAAATGCTCGATGGTTTAGAGGTTAGCAAACAATGGAGGCTATAATGGCTAAATTAATATATACACTTATTGGCATTAATTTGACGGCGTTTGTCGTAAGCGGATGCATGGCACTAGTTGCAACACCGAACGGAGTTCGCGAATTTTATCGCGGTCAAAACGGACTCGTCGTAACTGGCAAGGCTACGGCGGATAAAGATGATAGCTATCATCGCGGTCAGCGTTGGTTCGATGAGCGCTCGACGCTTCAAATACAGGTGAATCCAGAACAACAATTTTAATTCTTAAAGGGCTATATATGGAAAATAAAGTTATTCTAAACAAATGGGTCTTCGCAGCGTTAGCAGGTGCGAGCTGCATTGGATTTCTCGCGCTGGGATTTTGTTATCTGACAATCTCAGGCAAGATTGCAATAGGATAGGTCGAGGTAGGCGGGCAGCAATGCCCGCCGTTTTTATGAGGTAAACATGCAGATAACACCGAGCGACGTCAGATCAGAAATCGCAGCCGAAAAGGTACAAGCACGCGAGCCGCTGCCATTCGTTAGCAGTTTATCGCTTGCTGATTTTCCGGCACTTCTTAGAGCGCTTGAAAAGAACAAACCGCTGATTCAGAGCCTAACGATCACACCAGAGCGCGGCGGGTCAGTAGTGTCGATAAAGCTCGACGGGTTTTTGAAAGAGAAAAAAGAATTTCGTATTGATGATTCGCAAATGTATGGAGGGAAAAAATGAGCAACTCGATCACAATAATAGGACGACTAGGAAAAGATCCTGAAGCTATCGGCGGGAATGGCTGCCGATTTACAATCGCTGACGATATCCCGAGCAAGGAAGGCGGCACAAATTGGCACAGTTGCAGCCTATGGAATAGAGCTGATTCATTCCTGAAATGGATGAAAAAAGGGAAGCCGGTCTGGGTCACTGGCAGGGTCGAGTACACGAAAAAAGACGAGCGCACCTATACCAATATAATTGTCGAAAACTGGCAATTCGTGAACATCGGTGGGAAAAGTGACGGTTGTTCGGACGAAGATTTGGAGAAAAAGTACGATTTGCCACCATTCCAGCAGCCGTCACCGCTTCCAGAGGTTTCGCTTGCTGATGATGAGATTCCATTTTAGGAGGTGCCAAGATGAGCGAGGATGTCGAGGAAATGAAGTTTCGGTTGAAAGTATTGGTCGAGGCAATGCGCGAATATTGTTCGCACGTCGGCGACTGGGATCACGAAGAGCTTGCTTACTACTATCAGGGATTTTTCGAGAAGCTGATAGAGGCGGAGGAAAAGTAAGATTTGAAGCCTATCATCTCATATTATGGTGGTAAGCAGCGCATGGCATCCAAGATCGTGCCGCTGATACCGCATCACCTCATGTACGTCGAGCCGTTCTTCGGTGGTGGTGCGGTGTTTTTCGCTAAGGGAAAGCCGAAGATTTCAAATAGTGACTATGGTCACGAAATTATCAACGATAAAGACGAGCGTTTGATAAACTTTTACCGATGTTTTCAAAACAATTTTGGAGAACTGTATCAGCGTATAGTATGGACGCTTCATAGCGAGGCAGAGTACCGACGCGCAAAAGAGATCATGAAAGATCATGGGCAAGGTTCAGTCGCATATACTAGCCTAGATCTCGCGTGGGCTTATTATGTAAATATTCAACAGAGTTTTTCAGCTGTCATGAACGGAGGCTGGGCGCGTACCAAAGGAACTCCGGCGAGAAATCAGGGCGCTACGTGGTGGAATCAAACAGCGAGGTTAGAAGCATTACATGAGCGATTTAGAGACGTATCCATATCATGCACCGATGCGCTCAAAGTAATTGAGCAGCGAGATCATGAGAATACGTTTTTCTATCTTGATCCGCCTTATCCCGGTACAGATTTGGGACATTACGACGGCTACACTATAGAAGACTTTCAAGAATTGATTGATTTACTTGCAACAGTAAAAGGAAAATTCATTCTTTCCAATTACAATCAAGAAAAATGCATTTTCCCAGATAACTGGATTAAACACGAATTTAAAGCGGTTTGTTGGTCGTCAAAAGACAAGACGAGCCGCACTGAAGTTGTATGGATGAACTACAATCCAAACCAACAAGGCGATTTACTTGTAAACGATAATTTACTTTAGGAGGTTTTACGCAATGGATTCTTTACTATATGGGGAACGTATCTGATGACATCGCGACAACGCAAAACGACAGAAAAACAAAACAAGTTTTTGGAATCATATCTCCGAACTAATGGCGATATTAATGCGGCGGTTAGTCTTTCTAAAGTTGGCAGGGCGTCTCATTACAGGTGGTTTAGCAATGATACAATTTACAAAAACAAAATTCTTGAAATCGAAAAAAAGATAGAGCAAAAAACAACGATTGAAGATATTGACGTCAATCAAGATGAGATTATTGCCGACAGTGAAAGTCAACTATTCAAATTCATAAAAACCTGCGATGTCGCGGTGAGGTCGCGAGATAGTTTATACGTTTACGGAGAAATAGCGGATGCAAACGATCACTGGATTCTTTTCAAACATACTACTGTAAAAAATTACAGGACGAATCAAAATAGATATTTTCAATGGTATCTGTTGCCTATGCACGCAGTAGATGAAATGTATCCAGTAAATTCGTATAAGCGAAATAAGAAATCTATGAATGATGTCAACACGTTTATAGATGAAATCTGAAGAACTACTAGGAGGTTTTAAGTAATGGATTCTTTACTAAGCAAACGACACGAAACGCATGGCGACTACCAAGAGCAGTTTCGAGTCGCTCAGGAACTTAAAGAGGTGCTCCACACTTATGAATGGAACAAACTTTCAGACGTGCAAAGAGAAGCGCTCGAAATGATTTGCACTAAGATTTCCAGAATCATCGTCGGTGATTGCAGTCATGTTGATCACTGGAACGATCTAGCAGGATACGCGCTCAGAGTTGTGGATTCATTAAAGAGGTTTAGCGATGCTTAACGCGGGGATAATAGTGATAAGTTTACTGATTGCATATTTTGTTGGAATGGGGATAGGCGTCTTACTGGGGATCATATTCAGATGACGATCAACTCAAAACAGAAAGGCAAGCGCGGAGAACTTGAGCTAGTTCACTGGCTCAAAGAACGAGGACACGAAGCGCGGCGCGGTCAACAGTATGCGGGCGGCACTGATTCGCCTGACGTCATTTGTGAGACATTGCCGGGCGTGCATATCGAAGTTAAGCGCACCGAAAAGCTGAATCTTTATGCGGCTCTTTCTCAGAGCCAGTTCGATTCTTTAGGGCAAGGCATTCCGACAGTGTGGCATCGCAAGAATAATCGCGATTGGGTTGTAATTTTATCAGCGGAGCAGTTCCTTGAGATTTATACCGCCGCAAATGGATGACGTAGACGACGATCTCGTCAACTGGGAAGTTCCAGAGAACCGCTTGATTTTCGCCGTAATATTGCTTGCCGTTGCCGATTGCCGCCCATCGATTCAAAGGCGTTTAGGTAATAAAGGCGCAGACGGCTTTCACGTCGAATGGGTCAAAAGCGTGATGACTCCTGAATTCTTGGACAAGTATTTCAGAGAAGATGTAAAAGATTTTTGTGAACAAATAGCGCACTTTGGAAAAGAGGATCAGCTCTATAATCAAATACTACGCGCTAAGAAACGGGCAGAAAACTATAAGCCGCGGTATATGTACACAAAACAACGTTTGTGGGGAAAGTGATTTTATTTGTTGTCCCGTGAATTTTGTGATACAAGGAAAATGGGGAAATGCGTGAAAGTTATCCGTTCACACATCTGGGGCAAGTTGTCGCATACGTGCATTTCAGCAATCCAGCACGCTTTCGTCGTTTTGAGATATCCGACTCAGTTCATGGCGAGCCTCATCCGCTCCGTATTTGGGGCATAATCAGCGCCAAACTATTTGCAGAATTAAAGAAATACAAAAGTTATACAGAGCGGTGCCGACGTTCCGGAGAAGCGTTTGAACGGTATTACCTACAAACGCCACCGGATGCGCTCGAAGATATAGCGTCTGATTTTGGATGCTCACCCAGAACTATTAAAAGGCAACTCCGAGAAGCGTGGGACTATCTCGATAGCCGTATGAAGGCACTTGAAGTCATACCAAAATGATCACTTTACGAGGGGCGCTTGATTTTTTGCAGCAAATTGCAGATCAGGCGGCTCAATATCCTGATGATGAGCGATATCAGGACATTTCATTGATCAACCGCATAGCCGAGACCTACCCAGAACTAAGCAGTAAAGAGGCAATTTACCTTACACTTTTTGAGGAACTCGGCTTGAAACATCCTTCAGATCTCGACCGCCGCAAATGGCGAAAACTAGCGGAACTGATTGACTCGTTTTGGTTGCAATGAGGCACAAACAGAACCGCCAGCAGGAGCGAATAAACTTGAGCGAAGAAAATCTTTCAAATGCGCTCAGCGATTTTCGGAGGTCATACATCGGGAAAAAAGGGCTTTACTATCGAGGAACTCCAATAGCAAGCCGAGCGGAGCTGAGTTGTATCAAGGCGCTTGAATCCTATACCGGATGGCAAATGCTGGAAGGAAAAACCTATCAGGTGCCCATCGGACACCAGAAGACAGTCGATTTTAAGGTCAAAGAACAGCTCGTAGAGTTCCATCCTATAATCTTGAGCCGTGAAATGAATTCGCAGGTTTATCGACAGCTTAAGCGATTCGCTGAAACTTTGGATGATTACAAAAGATTCGAGCTGAAAGAGATTTTTCGAAGCCATATACTTGAAGAATATGCTCAGAAGCGCCATTGGACTATAAGACAGAACCGAAACGAGCTGATTTCGAATGCTGAACTGATAGTAGTAACAGATGCAGAGTCTTTCTTTAAACATGTAATAAAGCCGAATGCGACGAGGAGACTGCCGACGATGCCCGATTTTAAGAAGCGATTTAAAGCGGGGAAGTTTGGCGACTAAAGTTTTATGACAGCCAAAAAAAAACAAGGGCGACCAGCGCACCAAGTCAGCGATAAGAATAGAAATCTGGTGAAATTCGCACGCATCGCCGGGGTAACGAATGAAAACATCTGCGAGATGCTCGGCATCACGTCAGTGAATACCCTGAAGAAATACTATAAGCCCGAGCTTGAGATGGGCGAGGCTGAAATCAATGCAAAGGTGGTCAATCAGCTCTTTAACGAAGCAATGAATGGGTCGGTTCCAAGTCTTATATTTTGGGCGAAGGCTCGAATGGGTTGGAGCGATAAAGGGGCGGTGCAGCAAGACAAGGAAATTGTCGTAACTGTAAAGCGCAGCGAGAACAAACACGACCCGGACGCTATCGAAAGAGCGCTACTCGATGAATCTCAATTTTGATGTTGAGCCGTGGGTTGAACAACTCATTGCGGATGAGACGCATGAGGAACTTGCGGTTTCAGCGGGGCTAGGTTCTGGTAAAACGCACGGCGCGTGCCAGTGGGCTATTCACCGCTGTATGCTCAACAGCCGCAGCCCCAAAATGGCGTTTACAGAGCCGCTTTTTAGGCTACTAAGGACGGCAGCGATACCTACTTTCCGCAAGGTGCTTCATGCGCTGGAATGGTCTGAAGGCAGCGACTACGAGGTGAATCAAGGCGCCCCGGTGCCGTCGATTAAACTAAAGCGCACGAATCAAGAAATCTTGATGTTTAGCGCTTCAACGCCTCAGAGTATTGTAGCCGATGAGTATCATAGTTTTGTGATGGATGAGGCGGGCGAATCGCAGCCGCTCGCGTTCCAAAACTTGCAAGCGCGTACTCGATGTTCTCAAGCCGTCATTCGGCAGGGGCTACACGTCGGAGCGCCGCAGGGAATAACGCACTTTGCCAAACTCTTTGGATTGCCTGAAGAAGGCGGCGCAGATATCGGCTGGGACAAGATAGCCGCACGCGATTTCGTGAATGAGCGACTTTCACGCCGTCGCATACAGTTAAGGACTTTCGACAATCCGCACGTAAACGGCGGCGATGTCTTGACGTATTGCAAGCGATTGATGCGCCAGTATGGGCACAATCAAGCGCTAGTAAACTCTTACATCTACGGCGTCTTTTGTGCGCTATTTGAAGGCGGGGCGTATGATTTCTTGCCGTCGCGACACGTTGCGCCAGAGGAATTCGAGCCAGATCCGTACCGCACGCTTTATTTGAGTTTCGATTTCAACGCCTATCCGATGGCGTGGGTTGCAGGTCAAATCATACCGCACGAAGGCGAGATGGTTTATCTCATCGCCAAAGAGGCAAGTAAAAGCTTACAGGGGCTTGATGAAGCGCTTTTCGATTTCGTCAAGAAGTTCCCCAGAAAGGACTGGCGCAAATCAGAGATTAAAGTTTATGGAGACAGAAGCGGGCACGCTTCACATCATCGGGTCAAGCTATCGGACTACGATTTTATCCGAAAAGAGCTATCAACGGTATACGACCACGTTTCGATTCAAGCGACTAAACTTGTGGCGCCTGAATCGGAATCGGTAGATGTTTGCAATCGGCTCTTTAAATTAGGGCGGCTGATGTGCAATCCATCATGTACGCAGCTTCAGCGCTCTTGGCAGTCGATGCGATGGAAGGACGGGGAAAGAAAGTTACATAAGCCGAGCGGCGAAACTATTTCGCACGTTTCGGATGCAACTAAATATTTGATTTATCAATTGGAGGTGCTTGACGCACTTCAGACGAGAAAAAAGACTTATGGCGTCAACGTATAAATTTTTCGAACATCCCGAGTACAAGGAAAAGAAGCCGGATTGGGAAGTTTACCGCGACTTATGGGAAGGTAAACACCGGGTAATGACTTCACCAAAGTATTTACCTTTTCACCAGCTTGAACTACAACGCGAGAATCAGGATGCGACGCTCAACTTTCCGACGTCAGCGGTGCGGCAGCGTTCAGAGCTTCGGGCGTTACGTGTTCAGAATACAAACTACACAAACTTCATTCGACCTATTATCGACATCTGGAAAGGGCTTTATTTTCGCAAAGACATCTTTTTGACTGAAGACGCTGAAGAGATGCTCGGCGATGTTGTCAATGACGTCGATGGCTCCGGGACTAGCTTGCAGGGGTTTCTCCGAGATGAGATCTTTCAATCGGATTATCTTTACGGACGACCGATCATCTTAATTGATGCGCCTGCTATTGCTCCAGCGAATCAGCCTGAAGCCGAGGCTCTTGGAGCGCGTGCATATTTTACGATCCTTGATCCGATGATGGTCAAAGATTGGAGTATGACAGAAAATGGCAAGCTCTTGTCGATGCGGTATGAATATGTCGCTATACCTCCGCGAACGAGCTTGATGGATGAGCCAAAAGAAAAGCTGTTTACACGAGTTTTGGAACTGACAGAAACCGGATTTCGCAGCACTATCTACAGCGCGGAGCTTGATGATTATTCTCATGGCGCTAAGAACTGGGAACTCGAAGGCGAGCCGGTCGATGTTGCAGGGTTCAATGAGTTGCCGGTGGTTTGGAAGCGTTTTAGCGATTCATCGGTGAAAGATTACAGCGAAGAGAATCTTCGGCACCATAAGCTAGAATCTTCTCTTGATAACGGACTCGCGGCGCAAGCATGGCAGCGACTTTACGCGACGGGAATCGATAACACCGACGCGGGACAAGTTGCAGCGCTTACAGCATACACGCTCTTTCTACTGCCTGAAGGCGGGACGATGGGACAAATTGATCCAGCAAATCCCGATGCCTTAGAGCGCCGTATTCAGCGCCAGCAGGACTTGATTTTCAGAAAGGCAATGCGCCAGCTTCGAGCACTGCCAAGCGATTCAAGGGCGGTGCAGTCGGCTGACACGCTACGCGAAGAGCAGAACAACATGATCGCCATCATTAAGAGCCGCCTTGGTGATTATGAGGTGATGTTAAATGATGCGCTTTATTTCTATTCGCTATACATGGGCGTTGAAGACCGGGGCGAATATCGTCTAACTCTTGACGATGACATCACAGATCAAGATATCAATCAGACGCTTACACTATTTCAAGCGCTCCGGGATGAGTTCAGGCAGTTGCCTGACACTAAAAAGCAATTCTTAAAAGCGATGATTAAAGATGCGCCGCTCGAAGATGTTCAGGCGGCGATGGAAGAGGTGGACGAGGCTAATTTTGCAGCGCCTCAAGCAGGCAGGCTACTGCAAGCGCTTACAGGTGAATAATGGCAAATCTCGAAGAGGCATCCAAACGGCTTGCTGAATTGATTGAAAAAAACGTCAGCAGAGCCATTCAACGCATCGTTACAGAGATTGACACTGACGAGGCTCTTGAGCAAGCGAATGTGCTAAACAACTTGCCAGATGCGCTAGTTGAGGCTAATTTCGAAGATGTAGCACAACGGCTGGAGGAGCTATTTGCGGAGGAGCTTGAGGCAATACGAACAGAGTTTAGAACGCGGCTCAATACTGATGTCACCTATTCTGATGTCGATGCGACTTTGATCACGGGATTACTCGATAGCTACGAGCAGGCAACATTCGCAACGATTCGAGAAGTTGGAATCGATTTGCAAGCTGAATTAACTCGGCAGGTCATAACGGGTCAAACGATAAACATCGATGATTTCTACGATACGCTATCGGCGAGAACTTTCCGCAATCTCGCAACAGAGATAGAGACTGCAACGTCGGCAATGAGCCGGGCGGTCACGGCAAGAAAAGCTGATGAGGCTGGTCTTACCTATTACCGATATTTCGGACCTAATGACAGCGTAACGCGCCCATTTTGTGATTACGTACTCGGCGATGTGGCAACGCTACCGAAACGAGTTGCGGTGCCAGTTCAACGTAATAGCCGGGTTTATACACGGGACGAGATAGAGCAGATGAGCAACGGGCAAAATCTCGACGTGCTTACCTACTGCGGTGGCTGGAATTGCCGCCACCAGTGGAGACCAATAACGGAAGAAGAAGCCAAGCGGCTGGGATATCCATCATGAGCGAAGGTGCACGCGCTGAATTATTGGTTGCCAAATGGCAGAAGATTCTGAGGTTGCAAGACTGGCAAGTGTTTGTCGAGGTCAAGCGCCGGCGAGATTTGCCTGATGATTACCGTGATTGCTATGGATTTTGCCAGCCGAATATCAGCAGCAAGCAAGCCGTGATTACCATACGAAGCGAAATAGATCACGACGATCAGCCGCTTCCGTTTGATATCGAGCAAGTGATTGTTCACGAATTGCTTCACCTTTATACCGCTGATATGTCAGTTTTAGAATCGCCGGGCAGTTTTGAATACATAGCAATGGAGCAAATGATAGAACTTCTTTCATGGGCTTTCATAACTTTGGATAGGAAAAATGGGATTCACGGTTGAGACTCCAAAATCACTTCTCGAAGAATACACGCGAGAACTTGAAGGCGACTATACCAAAGCCTTGAGCGCTGCGGCGTCTGATTTCATCGCCGATATGCTTGAACGGACTGGCAAGGGGAAAGACGTCAATGGCAGGGATTTTACTGAATATCAAGGTGGCTACGCGAAACAGATTAAAGAAACTGGAAAGGTTGAAATCGGGCGCGGTCAATACCGATCCAAGGCGCTCAATCCAGTGAACTTACATGTAACTGGCAAAATGCTGGATAGCATCACATATAAGGTCAGCAAGAAGGGAAAACAGGTTGTTATCTCAGTACCGGCAAGCCAAGCAGCGAAGGCACGCGGCATTCAAGAAGGGAACAAGTTTATTAAGCATAAACGCGAATTCTTCGCCATCTCTGAAAATGAGAAAGAAAAATTCGTTGAAACATTAAAACAAAACTTGAGGTTATTCAAAGATGAGTGAACAAACCGAGGAAAAGCCAGTTGAGAATAAAGTTGATGTTGCAGCAATCGAAGAACGCGCAAGGCGTTTCGAAGCTCAATATACCGACGCCCAAAAGCAAATGGAGCGCTTCAAGGGAATTGATCCAGAGCGATACCATGCAATTCTTGAGGACTACGAGAACTTGAGGAAAGAAAAGGCAAGCGGATCTCCTGAAGAAATTGATCGCTTGATTTCTGAAAAAAAACAAGAAATCGAAGGCGCTTACAAGTCGCATCTGGATGAAGCCAGAACAAAAGCCGAGCAACTCGAAAGAGAACTGAAGCAGCTTAGGGTCGTTGATAGAGCCAAGAGCAAGGCAGCAGCACGCTTTACTACAGACGCGCTTGAGCTTATTCAGTCGCCTATCGAGCGGGATCTTGATTTTGTTGATGGTGATATCGTCGTGAAAGATGTCAACTCCGAAATCAGGCGTTCACCAAAAGATCCAAGCCGTCACATGAATCTTGATGAGTATCTCGATGAGCTTGCGACCAAGTTTCCAAGCATAGTGAAGAGCGACTTTCGAGGTGGTGCAAAGCCGCAAGGCGAACGACGCGGAGGCGGTACGGAGTCAGGAATAAGTACAGAACAATACATAAACATGACGCCCACAGAACGTCGGCAGCTCGACTCTAAAACAAGAGGTGAGCTTGCGCGTAAAGTTCTGGGGATGAATCGATAAGGATAAATAAAAATGACACGAGACGTTTTTTTAAACGCTGACGGCGTTGAATTTGCAAACGCAGCAGCAAAGACTTTTACCATCGACAACGACGCAACAGATCGTGCGTTCGATGCTGATACTGTAGCAGTGGCAGAATTAGCCGATGTAGTCGCGACTTTGATCAAGGATCTGGAAGCACTATTCCCGGGCAACTTCATTACTACTACTTCATAGATTTAAACTAATTCCGAGAAGGAAATTTAAAAAGGAAATAATATGGCTTTTGAGACAGAATTTGGCAATCTATCGCATCCCACAGATGTGATTTCTGATGCACTTGGACCAGCACTTGCAGATGCAGTTGTTGTTGCTCCGCTTGTTTACACTGAAACCGCACCGCTTGAAACAAACGTCAAGCTTTTCCGAAAGGCGGGAACGCTTACAGCTCAAGATGTTGCTGAATCGGCTTCGCATAACTACGCTTCTGGCGATGAGTACACCGAAACCGAAATTACTGCAACGCTTGCAAAGTCTATCGTTTACATGAAGATAACCGCTGAAGCGGAGCGCTTCCATTCAAACGCATTAACCAAGACAGTCGCTGAGGCTGGACGCGCACTTGCACGACGACTCGACGACAAGATTCTAGCGCTCTTTTCTGGGTTTTCAACGCAGAACAACGACCGTTCTGGATCAACTCTTGATGTTGAGACTTTGATGGAAGCGGCTTATAGCGTTTACGCTGCAAACGCCGGTTTTGGTCGGCAGCTTGTCGGAGTTGTAGACTTCAAAGGTGCTCTTGAAATCAAGAAAAACGTAAACAGCGCAGCCGCTGCAATTTACAGCCAGCCAGAAAGAACTACACTTCTTGATGGCGCATTTGCTGCGGCAAATGGTTTCATCGGATCAATTCCGGGCGTTGATCTTTACGCGACTTCAGGACTTCCATTGGCGTCATCTGATGATGTTGCTCTTGTATTTAACCCTGATATCGCAATCGCTGGAATGGTTGATCCTGCGGTAACAGTTTGGGAAAACACTGTAACTGCGGACGGTATGTTCAAAGAATATGCCGCATACATCTTCAACACCTTCGTCGAGTGGTACGATGGTGCTGGAGTTGGTGTTCTTTCAGCTACATAATTTGATGATGGGGCGGCTTCGGTCGCCCTATTTTTTTTACAAGTCGAGGAGGAAAAATTATGGAGAACTTTCCAGAAGGGACGGTCTTTACTGTACTAGGCAAAGAGCCAGAGCTTGCGGAGATGCTTTCAAAGGTGCAGCCACCAAAAACGCGAAATAGAAAACAGCCTTTTATCGTATTCCTTGCAGAATACAAGGGCGATGCAATCGGTAACAAGCCGACGCGCAAGGCGTGTTTTTGTTACGACCTATCGAAAGGCGATATGTCGATGGTTCGGCGTTATGTCGTTGATAAAAAATGGGCGATTCTTTGTTACAATTTAACGCAAGCGTTTATTCCTCAAGGTGCGGAGCACACTTGGGACAATCGCCCATTCTTGGCGCATATGCGACCAGAGATCGAGGCGCTTGCAAATGGCAACAGTCAAATCATTGAAAAGCGCAACGAGGAAATCAGCGCATTAAAAGCGAGGCTTGAAGAGTATGAGCGAGGAGAAACTGAAACAACTGTTAAGCGCGGTCGCCGCAAAAAAGAGGATGTTCCAGCAGCAGTTACAAACGAAGAAGGAATCTGATTCTCGTTATCAACAACAACAGCGAATGACTCATGAGCAGAAAGCGCGCGCTGCAATGGATCAGATGACGAAGAATTTTAAGGAATACAACGACCGCCTTGGAAAAGATATAAGCGAATCTGAGATGAGGAAAGAGGCTCAAAGGATTGCGGAGAAGGTCGAGCGCAAGCGGGATCAGTAGCGCATTACGAGTTTTTTTCCTCGGCTCCGCCGTGGCGCTCCGGCGTGAAAATAGAGCGCCTCTTTTTAAGGGATACAAATGGCTAAAAGATATTTATTCGGAAAGAGCTTCACATTTACCTTCTTTCCAATCGATGATAAGGGCAACGCGATTAGCGCCGACAGTTTGGTGAATGCTTACGTTTTTACCGATGCAAACAAGCCAGATAG